ACAAAGGTTCCAAAAGGAATGCACGTTCACCATATCAATGGTGATAAACTATGCAACAAGGTTTGGAACTTAGCCTTGTTAAAGTCTGGTCAGCACAGACATATTCATGCAATACTGAAGAAGGTGCAGAGACTAAGTGCCTATGAAGACATAGGACAGCGCCCAGCTTGGGTAGACTTACTCTTTAAGTACTGTCTACTCATGATGATATAGTCCAATTACCACAGTAATGTGGGAAGTATACTTAGCTGATCAGTATACAAAATTTGAGAATGGCCAAAACTTCCCTAGAGGTGGTACCAGCCCCATCAAAACATTCTTTAAAAGCAAACAAGGGGTTATTATAAATCTTGACTTAGCTCAAATTGAATGGCGCATAGCCGCTGAGTTGAGTAGAGATCCTGTCATGCTTCATGAATTGGATACAGGTCTAGACATTCATGCTGACAATGCTATCCGATTCTTTGATGCTGGCCAGTATGAACGTGGATCTAAAGAGTTCAAGAAAGTTCGTACAGCTGCTAAGACAATGTCCTTTCGTCTTCTCTATGGTGGTTCCGCTGAAGGTTTCTATCGAGACCAGCGTATGCC